GATATAAGAAACTACAGGAACGTGCTGATGTAGAAGAAATAGATGAAGATAAGAACATATTGTATGAAACCGTTCGTGAAGCTGAAGAAGCAGCTGATCCAAACACATTTATTGATCAGTATGTACGTTACATAGACAAACATCTTTATACTTTGTTTCCTAAGCAACAAGATGCCAAAACAGCAGATGCTATTATGGAATTATTTCGTAAACGTGAAACATTAGAAATATTCAATAAAAAAGCACTATACATTTATATTCGCGAAATTACTGATACTACTACCCCTCAGATTACTAAGGTAACTAAAAAGCTGGATACACTGCGTACTAAGTTATACAATGAATATTACCAGCACGGATATATAAGGATTTAAGGACATATATTTATTGGTAAACGCGATTTATGGCTAATTTTGACGATATTACTCTATTTGGCAGCACATCGCTATCCGATATATTCAAACAAATACACAGAAATAATAAGGATACCGATAAACAAATTAATGATCTCATTGAGACATTAAAACCATTAGCATCATCTAACGCTGGTTCTGCTGTTATGCTTATGCCTACCGTTAAAGATTTAATTGATGTTAATGTAAAAAATAACGAACAATTAATTAAAATGGCAGGTATTGCACAACGTGCTGCTAATACTGGTGGTAGTAGTAATCCTAATGATTTCTTTGACCCATCTGAAATCCAGCAATTGATTGAGGAACAACGTGTTATTCAAATAGATGGACAAAAATTATTAGAACAAACTGAAACTATTCAACATCAAATTGAGAATAAATAATGGTAATCAAAACCGGTTTATCTAGTTTTCAGTCTTATATCTCACAAGGGTATACTTCTAACTTTTCTCCTTCTAGTAATAGTAGTAGGCCTCAACTTGGGAAAGTATTTGGAGTTGTATTGGATGAAATAACTCCATCACAAGAAGCTTTCGAAGCAGTAGGAGGGTTTGCTGGTGTGGGAGCTGTATTTTATTTAGACTACAATTCTTCAAAAAATTTAAATGAAACAGAAGTTAATTTATTAGACTGTAGTATTGCTTATCCTTTAGATGCTAATATTAAAAATTATCCTCTAATAGGAGAAATTATATCTATCACAGATGGTCCCTCTCCATCAACCCAATTTTTACCTTCAATTGGAAAAAAATATTATACTGGAGTAATAAACATATGGAATAATCCCCAAGTAAATGCTCCTGTTGCTCTTCCTGGGGCTAATAAAACTTTTTCTGAGAGTGCTGATATTAGACCTTTACAACCATTTGCTGGGGATTTTATTATTCAAAGTAGAAGAGGGAGTGGTTTAAGATTTGGAACTACAGTTAAAGACCGTTCATTTTTAAATGAATGGAGTAGTATAGGAAATAATGGAGATCCTATTACTATATTGGTTAATGGATATGTTACTACAGATACAGGTTCTTTAGCTCCTAATATTGAAGAAATAAATAAAGAAATATCTTCTATTTACTTAACTTCAACCCAAAAACTCCCCCTCATCCCAGGAGCTTCTATAGTTAATCCTGTTCTTTCAACCTTATCTCCAGATAATTATATTAATTCCCAAATAATATTAAACAGTGATAGGGTTACTCTTAACTCTAAGAAGGATGAAGTATTATTATATGCTAAAACAAATATTGGACTAAATACAGATAATAATATTGTTTTAAATGCAGGACAAAACGTTCATATTAATATAGAAAGTTCTAATCCTGATTCTAAAATATTACTAGGTACAAAAACAAATAATACAGCACCTGATGAACCTGTATTATTAGGTAATCAAACTGTTGTATTACTTGAACAATTAATTACTACTTTAAATATGCTAGGATCATATATGGCATCAGCAACTGTTCCTACTTCTGATGGTTCTATTGCTATTCCTGCGGTTAATGATGCTGGAATACAATTATTAAATTCTACAAGCAATCTTTGCGATCAGTTATTAAAAATAACTTCTGATAAAGTATATACAGTATAATGGCAACACCAACCAACATATCAAGTCTAATATCACCAGATATAGTAAAGAACATAAAAAGTTCAGAAAATATTAAAGCATTTGGTGATCAAATAAAAGATAAAGCCAAAGAAAAAATAAAAACTGCTGCTACTCAATCTACTATATCTAAATTATATCAAGAAAAAGCAGCATTAATTAAAGAAGGAATTGAAGCTGAAATTACTCATGCTAGCGTTTTACTTAATCTAGAAATAAAAAAGACTCCTGGTAAAAAAATAGAAAACGGAAGAACAGTAGAAACTCCTCCACAAATAAGTGAAGAAGAATATCAACTATTAGTTGCAAATGAAAATATAAACTACGCTGCTTTTCAAGAAAATCTTCAAAAACGTAAAGATGAAAATCAAGAAGCAATAGATAAATTTTTAAAAGACCCATTTGCTGAAATAAAAAAGAAAAAAAAAGAAAGACAAGAAAGAATAAAAAAATTAAAATCACGAAGTAAAGAAGAAAAAAGAAAAGCTAGACGAGATAAAAGAAAAGCTGTTATACAAAATGCCAAAAAAACATTAGTTCCTATTTTAACATTATTACTAACAGATAGAATAGCAGATATTATTTCTCAAAATGATACTATTAAAAGATTAGTAGATAATACAAATAGAATAATTACAGAAGCAAATCAATCTGGAGACCCAGTAAAGTTAAATAATGCTAAAGTAGTTAGAGATAGTGCACTAAGAGTAATACAAGATAATGAAAGTAAAATTACTAAAATTAATGAACAACTTCAAAGAGTAACAATTTACATTAACATATTTAGTACAATTATTTCAGTATTATCTGCTATTCCTACCCCTACATCAGTCCCTCCAGGAGTTGGTATTCCTTTAAATGTCATAACTAAAATTGTCCAATTATTAGAAAAAGCAAATAAAATAGTATTAGCATTAAGCGCTTTATTACCAACAATAACTGTTAGTCTAGATAAAGCTATTCAAATATTACAAGATTATAAAGCACAATTATTAAATATTAATAATACATTAGACAGTGTAGCCCCAGCTACTCCTGTAACTTTAGGTACAGATTATGGTACTTATAAAGGATTTAAATTTGCTTTAAGAGAGGATAAACAATTTAGTGCAAGGGAAACAAAACGTCATTTTGCTGTGGCTATTAATAGACAAAATATTGAACAATTAAAAAGTGAAGCATCATTTACGTTAGATCCGAATGATTTAATAGAACAATTAAAATTAATAATAGATCGACAAAATTTACAAGGTTAAATATTTATTTATATGAATATCAAAGTATTTAAAAAATTAATTAAAGAAGCCGTAACTGAAGCTATTTATGAAGAATTACCTGGTATCCTCAATGAGGTATTAAGTAAACAAAATAAACAACAGATCAGTGAAGGTAGAACAGTAAACTTTACTAGTAATGATATTAATCCATTAGCCGGAAGTGTTCGCGAATCATTAATGGCTAAAATGGGAGCTGAATTTGGATTTCAACAACCTCAACGCAATGATTTAAAAATAATAGATGCTGTTGACCCATCAACTGGTGATAAAGTTAATCCATATTTAGCATTTATTAGTGACGCCGCTGCAAATATGACTCCACAGGATAAATCAGGATTAAGAAATTTAGGATAATATGCCAATACCCCAAACAACACGTGTTAATCCTTTAGATTTACAAGGAAATATTGCTATTGGGGTGTCTTTACCTTTTAATGGCCCTGCAGGACCATTTAATAGTACTTATAGTACTGAACAGCAAATTAAATCTAATCTAATTAATCTTTTACTTACTAATAAAGGTGAAAGAATAATGAACCCTGAATTTGGATGTGATTTAGGTACAGTATTATTTGAAGGTATAACAGATGATACAAAAGAACTTATAGTAAATTTAATAAATACTAATGTAAATATATTTGTACCTGAGGTACAACTTGATGAAATATTAGTAGAAGAAGCACCTCAATATAACAATAATTCGGTATCTGTAACGGTTAAATACAGAATAAGAATATCACAAAATGCAAATCAAGTAACAGTACAATTCATATAAAATGGCAGATAATAATGTATCATATCTAAATAAAACGTTTCCTGAGTTTAAAGCTAGTTTAATAAATTATGCCAAGACTTACTTTCCAACAGTTTATAATGACTTTACAGAAGCAACACCAGGAAATTTATTTATTGAAATGTCATCCTATGTGGGTGACGTAATGTCATTTTATTTAGATACTCAAACACAAGAAAACTTTTTATTATACGCTAAAGAAAGAGAAAATCTATTTGCGATGTCTTATATGTTAGGATATCGCCCTAAAGTATCCTATGCTTCAACTGTTGGTATGGATGTATATCAATTAATTCCTACTACAGGATCAGGAGGAACTTTACAACCTGATTATAGATATGCTCTAGTTGTTCCTGAAAATGCTCAGTTTAGTGCTACATCAAATGGTAGTGTTAATTTTTTAACTACTGAAAAAGTAGATTTTAGAGATACAAGTAGTATGTCAATTTCATTTGTAGATAGCAATTATTATCTACTTAGAAAATCAGCTAAAGCTATATCAGCAGAAATTAGATCTATAACTCTTCCTTTTTCTACCCCAGAAAAATTTTCAATAGCTACTATTACAGATACAAACATTTTACAGATATTAGATGTTACAGATGCTGAAGGAAATATATGGTATGAAGTACCTTATTTAGCTCAATCTACTATATTTGATAGAGTAGATAATCCATCCTCTGGTAGTGATGGTGTACCTTATTTAGTTCAATTAAGACGAGTTCCTCGTCGTTTTGTATCTCGTTTTTTATCTAATAATACTTTACAACTTGAGTTTGGAGCTGGTGTTTCAAATAAATCTGATGATACTATATTACCCAATCCAGATAATATTGGTTTAGGGTTAGTACCTGGTATATCTAATTTATATAATAACTATAATAAAGCTTCTGTATTTTATACTCAAGAATACGGTTTAGCCCCAAGTAGTAATATTACTGTCAGATATCTTGTCGGAGGAGGAATAACATCCAATGTCCCTTCAAATACTATAACTACTTC